CTGGGACCCCACGGACCCGAACTTTCAGCGGATTCGGGCGTTTGGGCTCGACATCTCCCTGTTCGGCACCTGGGACACCCTGGTCAGGGCGGTGGCGGTCGTGCCTGAGAAGGGGTTCCACGGGGCGGCGGCGCAACTGGCTGAGGGGAAGGCGTCGCCCGCCGTTCACCGCATGCTGGACATCTATCGCGGGTACAACTGGGACGGGAAGTCGATCAAGTTCGACAGCTTGGACAACATCGCCAACAGCTTCGCGCTAATGGCAGCGGAGCAAGCTCCGATTTCGGTAGCCAACATCGTCGAGGGGACTAAGGCAGCGATTGATCAGGGGTCGAGTCCCGGGGCGATTCTTGGCATGGCATTACTGGAATTTGTGGGCACGAAGAGTTCCCCGCTCTCGGTGGGCGATCGATTCGCGATCGAAAAGGATGCGGCGGCTGTGGCGTGGGGGAGGTTGAACGGCGAGCGCATCGTTGATTACGACGCGCTCGTGGCGGCCAAGGGCAGCTACGCGGCGAACAACAATATTCAGGCGGTGGCGGATGAGGCGGGCGAGCTGTCCCCACTCCAAATACTTCGGACGGAATCTACGATCGAGCAGGCGGCTCGCATGCGGAGTGGGGCTCTTTCCGTCGAGGGGCAGTTTTTCTTCTTGCAAAACGAGATTCGCGACGAGGCGTTGGCGCGCGAACGGGAGATGAATAAACTGGTGGAGGCCGGGAAGTGGACGCCGACGGAGTTCCGTTCGTATATGACACAGGCTGATCACGACAAATCCGTCAAGCTGGCACAGCTGGTTAAAGATCCGCGCTACGCCAAGGTGGTGGATAAATTCAAGCAGTCGTCGCACCCAGTCGATGTAGCGATATCCCGCTATTTCGATCTGTATGAAGAGGCGTCTGACGCTGGGTTCGTCAACTACGGGCGGCTGGATGGGTTGCGCGAGAATCTCCGCCTAGAAGTTGGCGAAGATGTATGGCGGCGGGTCGAGGGGGCGCTCTTGAACCGTAAGCGCGACACCGAGTGGGGGGAGAAGTTGCGTCTTGCGAGACAGCTACTCGCGCCACTCTTCGCCAAGCGCGAGGCCCTCTTCCGGGAGATGCAAGCGCACGATCCGGCCCTGCAAGCGTTTGACTCGTTGGCACACATGGAGGCCGATATTCGTGCGCAGGCATTTGGGATCGACCCCACTGGGCGACGTGTAGATGCCATCGCGAGGCAGATCAGCGGTCGGAGCCGTTCCTTACGCCGGATCAATGCCTTCAATTCACGCTACCGCGCCCGGATGCGGCGGAACCCTGAGGTATTGCGGGCGATGAACACCTTCTACGCGTAACGTGCGTCGACAGGTGATCAGTTCTGCGATACGCTGCCACGGAAGTCCTCTATACCCAGCCGACGCGTATCTAGCGTCCGCTTATCAATGGAGATGGTGATGGTTAGCGACCCGTCCGCAGTCCCCGATAATGGTGGTGAATCCCCGACGTTCGCGCCCGGGGTTCCTGATACCGAACCGGTAGCCGACGCCCCCGCGCCAGAACCCACGATCGCCGATGTCTTGTCCGCGTTGAAGGTCGCACAGGGTCAAGCCCGTGTGGCCGAACAAGCGACTCGGGACCTTGGTGCTCGGATCGATGCGTCGGAGCGCATGCGTGAACATAGCTTCGCGTCACTCGTCAACGTGCTCGATGAGCCGGATGTGGAGGCGGCCCCTCCTGCGGCAGACTCGGCCGGGGGCGGGACCCGAAGCGAACGCTTTAACGAAGCACTCCAGCAGAGCCAACAGGCCGACCAAGCCGCCGCTTCCGCGCCATCGTATGACATGGCGATCGCGCAAGAGCAGGCGATGGCCCGCCTTCAAGGCCAGATCGAAGGGACCATCAATGCGGCGGGCCTGGATGTCCAGGCGGTGTTGCAGATGCAGCAAGCGGCGGCGGCAATGGGGGACAATTCACTCCAGCCGGTGGCCGCTGATCCCGCTGCGCTCCTCACAGAGTGGCGCGAGCGGCTGATTCCCTCGATCCAGCAACGCCAAGCGCAAGCAGGCGTCGACCCATCGAACTCGAATCTCGCAAATGGTGCGCCCCAAGGGACACCAGCGACCCCAGGAACCAGCGCCGCCGCCGGGTTCAAAACCTTCGGCGACGTTGAAGATGCGTTTAATGACAGCAAGATCGATCAGGTTCGCCTGGTCGAGCTGGCAAAAACCTTCCCTGAGGGTCGACGGTTCTTGGAGCGTTTGGAAAAAAACAGATAGGCAACCCAGATGGCGATTACACGCACAACTGAGCTAGATCAGCTCGTGCGACGTGCCGTCACCGCTGCCAGGCTCACCCTGCAAGGGGAAGCGGTTGTCCGTGGAACGCTGACTGATTCGCAGACGCTTCCACGGCACACTGACACCTCTCTCAAGGTCCCGAAGCTGACCCAGATTTCCGCCTTTGGTTTGACCGAGGGCGTCGATATGGTGCAAGCGCAGGCGGTGACTGATTCTGTCGTAACGATCACACCTTCCGAAGTCGGCTGTCAGGTGGTCCTGACCCGCAAGCAGGTGCAGACCTCGTCAGAGGATTCCCGCACCAAGATCGGGCAGATCCAGGGCAAGGCGATGAGCAAGAAGACTGAGCAGGACACGATGGCCCTGTTCAGTGGTTTTGATACGGACCTCGGGTCCGCCGGTGCGGCCCTCGATCACGATGACATTGGACGCGGTCGTTCAAACATTCGTGGCGACCAGACCGAGCCGAACGATGCGCGAACGGTGTTCGTGGGCCAGCCCCACCACTTCTTCGACATCTTCCAAGACCTGACTCAAGACCCTGCTTCAAACGTCGGGAACATCCCCACCGGTATGTCGGAAGACATCTACCGGGAGCACTTCCTTGGACGTCTGCATGGGACTGACCTGTTTGAGAGTTCACTGATGGTGGTGGATTCCAGCGATGACGCTGTTGCTGCGGTCTATACGCCCGCCGCGATCATCACGGTCGACTTCATGAAACCAACCATGGACCCCGAGTACGACGCCTCGCTTCGCGCGTGGGAGTTGAACTTGGTGGCCGACTACGGACAGGCCGAATACCAAGGCCTGTGGGGTTACGCGATTACCGCCGACGCCTCACCGCAGACGTAGGGGAGGGAATAACATGAGTTTTCCCACAGACATTTATGGGGCCGAAGGCGAGCAATGGGAGACGTATAGCGACCAACGCCACGTCCTCGGCACCCGGCTGGTTTTGCAGGACGGCCGCACGTTCCGCTTTGTCGAGAACGGTGGCACGCTGCTGGTGGCCGGAAACGTCATCCAGGCGGAAGCCCCGGGGGCCAACTTTGACGAGTTGGCTGTAGCCTCAGCCGCAGCGGCTGGTGCTGAAACCGTCACTGTGACCTTGGGGTCCTCGGCGGCGACGGTGGACCTCTTTGCGGAGGGCTACCTCTTCGTCGAGGACGACGCGGGGGAATCGTTCCTCTACCCGGTGCGGTCGCACCCGGCGGCAGGCACGTCCTCTTCACTGGTGGTCACGATCTGGAATTCGATCCAGGTCGCGCTGACGACATCGTCCACGGTGCTCCTGCTGAAGTCACTCTATAAAGACGTGATTCAGATGCCGACCACGGGAACAGGTGACATCGTTGGTGTCGCCGTCAGCCCGATTGCGGCCGACGAGTACGGCTGGATTCAAACGCACGGGCCGTGTGGTGTCCTCACGGACGGCACGCTGGTCATCGGGCAGCACATTCGTGCCTCCGACGGCGTGGCTGGTGCGGTTGAGCCGTTGGACCGAGATGGAACGCATGAGAACGAGGCCGAACTCGGTCGCGTGATCTCCGTCTCGGCGACGACGGAACAGTCGCTCTGCTACCTCACCATCGAGTAGCTGGAACTGGCAGGGGGAGGGGTTTCGGCCCCTCCCCTTTTCCAGGGGGTACCTATGGTTGAGCAGGATGGGCTGCGTCAGGATCGTAACCCGCATCAGACGGGATGCCGCTGTGAGGACCCGCGTTGTACGGCGCGGGTCCGTGATCCGCGCCAACCCCGGGTGATGCGGATGTCCGTTGATGTCAGCCAACTGCGTCAAATGCAGTCCTTTGATCCGGCCGATGCGGCGGCACTGGGTGCGGCGGCGTACCGTGTGGCGTCCCAGGGCCACGTCCGCATCCGCGATCCAGAACAAGAACGTCAGCAAATGCCGGAGTTCTTGGAGATCGATGCGCCGGGCCGCACGCTGTTTGTCAGCACACAAGGGATGCGGGACGTCTGGGAACTGACCGCTGAACTGGGCGAACTGATGGCCGAACAAGATCGGCCGGAAAATCGCAGGCGCTGGCAGGCCTACCGCGACTCGAAGCATCGCGACATCGTGACCGAGCACCGTCAATACAATGAAGCCTTGCTGCGCTACGGGCGCAGCCACGCCCGAACGGGGCGGTTTAAGGAATCGAGAATCTAATGGCAACGAAAGCACCGAAGCCCCCCACGATCGCAGCAGACAGCCCCAACCCGGGCATGACCCGCGCTGAGGCGGAAGTCCTACTGCGCGACATGGCGCGCTCGTTTGATGTGGATCTGAGTGACGCCGCGAACATTGACCACTTTGAGCATGTGGACCCTGACACCGGGCGCGGCCTCAAGGTGCATGGCGGCACGATCTTCATTCGTGCGTACCGTGAGAACGGGCAAGCCTGCTGGCTGCCCAAGGATCAATGGAAAGAGAACTACCAGGATAAGAAGGTCATTGAGAATCCGCGCCAGCGCCACAAGCGCGTGCTGACGGGGCGACCCCTCTTCACCCCAGAACCGCCGCCAGGGCGCTTGCAGGCGATCATGGAAAACCAAGCGCCGTGCCCGGTGTGCGACAAGCTGATGGATGCCAAGTCGCGGCGCTATCGCTTCGCGGGGACGACCACCTCACTCCTCACGGCCCTGAACCACCACACCTTGTCGCGGCACCCGAAGTCGGATGAAGCGATGGAGATCCGCGACGGCCTCGACATCGAAACGGATGCACGACAAGCTCGAATCATGGCGAGCGCCTTGCGTGAGGCGCTCCAACCCGCTGGAGGTGACTGATGGCCGTTCGTGGCCCCTTCACAGCATTTGAACAGATGACGGTGAGTGATTCAGCGCTCACGCTGGATGCGACGAAACAGATTGGCACGACGGGCGCGCTGATCACGGCTGAAACGGCGGATGTGCGGTTCCGGGTTGATGGCACGAGCCCAACGGCATCGGTGGGGCACAAGCTCGCGTCAGGCGATCGGCTCTTGCTGGAATCCCCCCAGGAGGTGGCGAACTTTAGCGTCATTCGGGTGTCGGATGACGCCACCCTGTTTGTGAGCTTCACCAAGAAGAGCCCGTTGTCGTAAATGGCCGTCACGACGCAAACCGTCGTACAGAATGTTGCCCGCCTGCTAGGCGGCTTCCAGGCGGTGACGGCGACCGGTAACGGGACCAGCACGACGGTCGTCGACACCAACCTGAAGAACTACGTGAACGATTCGTTCGCGTCGTGGTGGTTGCGTGCAACCTCTGGGACGAACGACGGCGAAGAGCGACGGGTCAAGTCGCTCGTGCAGTCCACAGGCACCCTGACGGTGGAAACCGCCTTCACGGCGTCGACCGCGACAAACGACACGTTTGAACTGCACAAGGTGCTCTCACCGGCTCGGGTGATCGAGGCACTAGCAACAGCGCGACACCGGACCTTCCCGGCGCTGAGCAAGCTCGTCGAGGACACCTCGCTGATGACCAACGCCCTGACGGGTACACGGGTCACGGTGCCCAGCGCGATTGAGGGACGCCCCACCGCGATCTTCCTGGAGACTCCCGTGGGGGAGGGTGTGGAGAATTTCCTCAGCAACGCTGATGCGGAGTCGACGGACGACCTGACGGCGACCAACGTGACGCTGTCGCTCCTGACGCGCACCACGGGGTATACCGATGTGCCGAAGTACGGCAGCGGCGCAGTCAAGGTCGTCGCGGGGGCCTCATCAGTCGGGACGGTCGCGGAAGGGAATACGGCCACGGTGGCCGATATGCGGGGCATTGCGCTCTCGTACGCGCGGTGGGTCTACAGCCTGACCGCATCCCGCATCACCGTGCAGATCAACGACGGGATCGGGACCACGTCGTCGAGCACCCATGGGGGCACCGGGTGGGAACTTCTCCATGTGACCCGCGACATCGTGACCAACGCCTCCGCGTTGACGCCAGCGGTATCGAACACGAGTTCGGCCGCGTTCACGTATTTCCTCGACCAGGGGTGGTTCTACCAGGGCACGAAGCCACCCATGCGTTTCAACCATCGCCTGGAGCACTGGCAGTACCACGACCGTGTGACGCGCGAGGTGGAGTTTTCCGACTCCCTTCCCCACAACCGGCAGCTCTACATGCAGGGGCAGGGGTTGATCGAGGAGCCGACGGCGTACAGCACCTCGCTCTCCATCACCGAACAGCAGGCGGAATTGCTGGCGATCGTTGGGGCGATTGAGACGCTCAAGCGTTGGCGCAACCAACTCAGTGGGTTGAGCCGTGATCAGGCGGTTGAGATGCAGGCGGATTTTGAGCGCGACCTGGCGCAGAAGAAGCACAACCTGGGGCGGCGTGCGCGCAACATTCGCGTGGTACGTGCATGACTGGCCCGACCCAACTTACCAGTACGGCGTACGACATTGTCATGCGCCTTGCGGATGGCAGCCACGTCGGCCTGACGCTGGCTGACGACCCCGAGGCGGGAACCCCCGCGTATCAAGCTCCCTCTCTTGTGGATGCCCAGGCCGATCAGCGTCAAGGGCAGAATGACTGGTCGTTCGGGCTGGGCCACCAGGATATGGAAGCGGAGCACCCCGAATCGGCGTTGCAGGTGGCGTCGATGACGAACATGGCGCTTCTTCAGCACCGCCATGCGTACCTTGCGCCGCGTATTGAACCGTTGCAGACCGATGGGGATTTCACCCCTGATTTCTTCCTGGTGACGAGCGGGAGCAAGATCCTGGCTTTTGCGGGAACCGGGGTCTATCGCTGGAACACCAGCTCCACGAAATGGGAGCTGAAAGACACGATGGCGGGCTCGATTTCGGGGCAGCCGGTCGAGTTCAACACCACGGTGTTTGTGCCGCTTGGGAGTTCCACCGCCTACGAGTATTCGACCAACGCCTTCGAGAGCGCGGGAGTCGCATCGAGCTTGACGGACGCGAACGCCTCGGGGTTCACGGTCTACCACAACGATTCCAACGTGCCGCTACTCGTCAAATGGGACGACACGAATGAGGTAAAGACCAACACGGCCGGGATCAACGGTGGGGCACAGTGGGGCAGCGCGACGCTGATCAGTAACACCTCGGCGTCGATTACCTGGCTGTTGCCGATGGGGGGGTCGGCGCGGGAAGACAACCTGATCGTCTTCAAAACGGACGGGCGGTATTCCTTTGACCGGGAAGGGAACGTCGCCGACGAAAACCCGGATTTTCGGTCAGCCCCGTTTGCCACGTTGGGCACTGGGGCGATTGTCTGGCGCAACCAGAATGCCCTCTTCCCCATTCGCAATCGGGCGATCCGCTGGGACCCGTTCGGGGAATCCGAACAGGAGACGATCTACCCGCCTGAAAACGCCTTTGGATCGCGCAAGAATTTCGGGCAACCGCTCTTCATGGCCGGTGACGAGAACTACGTCTACATGGTCATTCAGAACCTGGATGATGACTACCGCATCTTACGGGGGTCCCCCACGGGGTTTCGCGCCCAGGGGGTCGTTTCCCGCGAGCAAATCTGGGCCTGGGATTGGGGGATCGATCTCAGCAGCAACACCTGTGATGCGCTTGCGTATGTCCCCGAAACTGCGACCGGCAGCGCCAACCCCTGGTTGCTGTTCCGGTACGGCAGTGAGGTGCGCCACATCATTCTTCCGCGCAAGGGCCTGGTCGCGATTCAGGACAGCAACACTCGCTATGCCGAAACAGGGGAGCTTATTGGCCCCTGGCTTGACGGTGGGGCGGCGGATCGAGATAAGGCGTACAAGTTCATGCAGATGGACGGCCGCGACCTGAGTGCCAGTTCCACGATTACCCCCGGCTATACAACGGATGTGACGAGCGAGATGGAGGACCTGACCTTCACGGCGCTTCCCCCGTGGGCGGATGCCACGACGGTGTACCAGCAAACCGTCCCGGCCAGCACGGTGGGGCGGAATATCGCGTCGCGCTTCAGTTTCCAGCGCGGGTCGGGGCTGCCCGAGGAGACGCCGGTCATGCGTGGCTACGCCTGGCACGCCTTCTACGCAGGCCAGAAGGTGCAGGAGCGCCGCTTTACGGTCCTGGTGGACGATGGGCTGCTGGCGCAGTCCAACGCGCTGGACAACCAGACGGGGGCGTATATCCGCGATGCCCTCAAGTCCGCCTGGCGGCAGACGCAGCCGGTGCGGATCAAGGTCCCGGAGGGGGATCTGGTCGATTCGCACGTCGTCAGCATCAACCCCCACCCGATCACCGTCACCAGCCTGGGGGCACCGAAGTTCCAGCAGGTGATCGAAGTGGCGATGGTCGATGCGACCGAGTCGGCGGGCAGTGGCGTGATTTATGATACGGGCAGGCGATACGATGAAGGTCACGTATATGGGAGAGCCGACTAATGGCAACCAACGCGTTCTCTAGCAAGACGGCTGGCGTCAGCGAGATCATCGCCACTGACATCAACCAGTTCGTCAACGCCCTGACGGGGGCGGCACAGTACCCCTTCGCCGTCTTTGTCAACGATTCTGTCGACGCCAGCGTGAAGCTCTCTGAGGCGGCGGGCGCACGCAAGTTCAAGGTCTTGGACTCAGCGGCGACTGAGGTTTGGGCGACTGATTCGGATGGTGAGGTGTACTACCGGGGCACCAAGATCACCACCAGCGGGATTCTCAAGCACGAGTTTGGTGGGTTGGAGTTCAACGCCTCGGCGATCACGACCGGCGGGATGATCAAGGGTGATTCCTCTGGGGTGATGGAAATCCTCGCCAAGGGGGCGGCGAACACCGTCCTCACGATGGCGGCTGACGCATCCGATTTCTCGTGGGTCGCGAGCACCGGGGCGATGACGCACGAGGGTTCCCAGCTCACCGAGGCCTCGTCCAATGCGACCAGTGAGACGGACCTGATCTCAGTCACTTCCCTCTCGATCGCCGCTGCGAAACCGATTCTCATTCGGGCTTCGATTCGGAAGACATCCGGCACGAGTGACAATTACAGCTATGGCCTCAAGTTGAATAGCACGGCTGTTGTGCAGGCCGGTGGGGCGAGCGGGATCGCTACATTGGCAACGGGGAGCGCCCAGGCGGGGAGTACCACCATCTACATTCCGCCACGGACGGCCAATTACCTCCGGGCCATGTCAGCCTTCGGTGGCTCTGGGAACCCCACGGTTCCCACCTACAGTAATGACGCGCCAACGGCCGATATTACATCAATCACCCTGTTGTGGAACGGGGCCAATAGCGACACGACCGGCTACTGCGACGATATGCATGTCTATACGGTGGCGACATCATGACCAAGAAACGATACATGCGAGTCAAGGCGACCGGTGCGTGGGTGAAGGATCTGGAGTGGGGCGGCAGCGCCCTGGAGATCCCCCCGGAGAACCACTGCGCCAACATCGCGAAGGCCTTAGACATGGACCCGGCGGAGCTGGAGGCGGTCGATCGCGCGAGCGATCCAAGAAAAGGCACATTTGTTTCGCTTCCACCGAAAGAGCCATCAGAGGCTCCACTGAGCGAGGCTGAACTGAAACGGCTGCGTGCCCTACTCGATTAGTTAGGAGCCCTTCATGGTCAAGATTATTTCCGGTCCCGCTGCGGCCGCTGCGGCGAGTGTTACGACGTATGTCTTCAAGAGCGCCGATCAGACCGTGACCAACAGCACCTCGCTCGTGGCAGACTCGCACCTGACGTTCACCGTGGACGACACGAGTAAATACTTCGCGTTCTGGGGGGCGCTCTACTGCGATGGACCGGCTGCTGCTGATATCAAAATCAATTTCAATGCGAGCGGGAACGCGGACATGGATTGCTTGGTGACGTACGTGAACACAGGCGGGTCATTCACGGGCGAGTACAAAAATGAAGGCAATGACGTTGCTGTTTTCACCGAGGCTGCTGGCACGGAGCACGTCCCGATCGTCTTTTCCGGGAACTTCCATTCCGACTCGTCGACCGGGGATCGGTCGTTTACCATTCACTTCGCGCAGCAATCAGCGAACGCTGGTGACACGAAGATGAAAAAGGGCTCGTGGATCGCCTACGCGGCACTTGAGGATTAAGGGAAAAGAGAATGCCATCTCGTTACGCGCGCACTGCTGATGGGAAATGGTTCGCCGCCTCCATGCATATGGAAGGTGAGCCATTCAACACCGACCTCCAGGAATGGGCAGATGCAATTGGGGAAACCAACGGCTACGCCGCAGGTGAGGTGGAGGGGGTTGAGGTCGCCGACGGCGAGAAAGACCCGCGTGGGCGCGCCAAGCGAATCACCGACCCGATCCCGCCGCCGCCACCCCCGACGCCGCGTGAAGTGGTCAAGGCAGCCCTGTCCCGCGCGGGCACCGTGGCGGAGATCAAGGGCGCACTCGCCGACTACTTCGACGGTCCGGGGTGATCCGCAAGCGCGGCGATAAGTTTGTCGTGACTTCCAAGAGCGGTCGCACGCTGGGGACGCACCGCACTCGGAAGGCCGCGGTCCGGCAACTCGGTGCGGTCGAAGCGTCGAAGGCGCGCAAGCAGAAGCGGCGGAGACGTTAGATGCCGAGGCGCCCATCGATGCCCGACGCCAATGGCGATACCTTTCGCGCGACGACGTGGGTCATGTTGGAGCACCTCGATGATGAACTTGACGCGCAGCGGCGGTCGATCGAAATGCTGCGCGAACGCCTCGACAAGCTCGTCCTGACCACCGTCGGGATC